CGTCCACGGATGTTTCCAAGATAGCAGACAATGAACACGCGCTCCCTGTTTTGGGGAACGCCGTAGTCTTTGCTGTTGAGAGTGTCCCATTGGAGAGAATACCCGTACCCCCCCACTTCACACAGCAGCCGTGCGAAATCAAATCCGTTTCCAATGCTAAGTAAATTCTTAACATTTTCAATGAGCAGCCATTTAGGTCTATCCTCTTTCTTACGTCCGGCAAGCAGTCGCATAATCTCGTAAAACAATCCGCTTCGCTCACCTTCTTGCAAGCCTTTTTGCTTGCCTGCGACGCTGATGTCTTGGCATGGGAAGCCGAAGCACCAGAGGTCGGCGGCTGGAACATCATAAGGCTTAGTTGCTCGAACATCATGCGATTCCCACTCTCCTTCCGTATCGTACATAGCTTTATACGCCGTCCTGGCGTACTTATCAAACTCACAGAAGCCGACGCATTTATGCCCTGCCTGTTCCAAGCCGAGCCGAATGCCGCCTATCCCCGCGAAAAAATCTACGAATTTCACATCAACGCCTCCGCTCCATATAACATCAACGCCAGCTGCCGCACCAGGCGCGTACGCCTGCGCTGGATGGTCGAGAGCGACACCCCTTCACGCAGGGCCACATCTTCTAAAGCCCAGCCGAAAACATACACCTGACGGATGATATCAACAGCGTCTGTACCCTCGCTGATTTCCAGCCGGTCAAGGATGCGGTTGATTTTAGCAACTTCCGCCTGATCGCGCGCCAGCTTAACTTCTACAGCCATAATGCGTGCCTGCTGCTTCTCTTCGGGCGTCAGGCGAGAACTTGCGCCGCCCCAGCAGGTAATGTCTTTAGATTTTTCTGTGACACGCTCCGCCTTCAGGTCACGGATATCAAGCTTGTACTGCTCAATGTTCGCGCGCAGCGTCGAGTAAGCATACAGCCGTGCTTCCGTCGCCTTGTAGCAATCCTGCGGCTTAGGCTGGCCATTTAAGGCAGCCAGCGTTGCTACAACAGTATCATGTATCAGTTTTTTGTTGTCCACCTGCGCCACCTCCTATGTGTAAAAATAAATTCAGTAACAGCTCAGAGTGGGGAGCAAGCAGCTCCCTCGCCTCCTGCTGAGTCACCGTCGCCTCGTTAGCCATGACCAGGCGCAACCCGAAGCGTGCGCTAGGCAGCAGCTCTGCTCCGGCAAAGCGCAGACCGATGAGCTTAACATACAGCTTGTGATCATGGCGGGCAGCGCTTGGTAGCAGCTGCCCCCAGAACTCGCTGTCGGTACAACCAGGCCACGGATCACTTACCACGCTGCCTAAGCTTAACCAACCAGCCATGGATATACTCCCCCATCTTCTGACGCAGGTCGTCCGTCATCTCGCAAATCGCCAGCGCCTCCTCGGTGCTGCGTGCGATACCGGCATTGGCACCTGCTGCCAACATCGCCAGCAGGAACACGCACTGCTGAAGCGTCGGCTTGCCGGTTGCCGTCTTGCACTCGATAAAGATTGCCTTACCTGACGGATACGCTACGCCAGACAAATCACTGTAGCCTTGCGGCGGTCCGCTCTTAAACCAGCGGCTGCGCTTGTTCTCAAGGTCAAGCGTCGCCTGCGTCGGCTGCGTGCGGTACAGATAGCCCTCGCCAACATTGACGCGGAAAATCTTGTGCCCTGCAGCAGACACCGCGACCTCAATCTCCTTCATGATTTGAGCTTCAGATTTATTCAAACTTTAACCTCCTGTATTCATCCTGACGCAGCAGGCGGATAGCTGCACTGCGGTACCGTTCCGGTACTGCCAGCCCCAGCTGCACCGCTTTGTGCAGCGACCAGGCGAACTTAAAAATCTTACCATCAGCACGTCTGTGCGTAGCGCGGAACAGCTCCAGCTGCGCCCACGACTTGCACTCGCTGTGTTTGCTGTACGGCATTCGCGCGACTTCCTGCAGGATGATATCCTCCACGACTTCCGGACCTTCGCGCTCTTCTTTCTCCCATACGTAATGACAGAGAGGGCACTCGGTGACCGCTGACTTGACCACGGCAAAGCAATTCGGGCACTGCTTGACGCTGAGCTCCTGCTTTTTCTTCTTGGCTTTGCTTTCCAGCGACCACTCACGCACGTCGTCCGGCAGGCCATGCCGCGTGAAATTGCCGACATGGTCCAGGATCAGCGCGACCTTGTCCGGATTGTTGGGATTAGTACGCATTGACCTCATCGACTGCTGGATGTGCAGCGTGAGCGACTTGGTAGGCCGCATCAGCACCACGCAATCGCAGTCAGGCACATCAAAGCCCTCGCCAAACAAATCAACGTTGCAAAGGACCGTGACCTCACCGCGCCGGAACCCATCTACGGCGGCCTGTCTTTGCGCCTGCGGCGTCGTTCCGTCAAGGTGCATAGCATTTATCCCCTGCTCCCTAAAAGCGGCCGCTGTGCCCTCGCTGGTGGCGATAGACGAGCAGTACACGATGGTCTGCTTGCCCTTGGCCAGCTGCAGCCAGTTCTCAACAGCACTGCCAAAGATGGCACGCTTATTCATAAGCGCTTCAATCTCAGCCTTGTCGTAGTCGCCGCGTTTAGTATGCAGCTTGCTGGCATCCGCCAGCTGAACGCCGTAGTATTTGTACGGTGCCAGATAATGGTTCTGGATGAGCCACTCGGTACTCACTGACTCGATGAGCTCTTCAAAGACGGCACCCAGGCCGCCCTCGTTCATCCTTTGCGGCGTGGCCGTAAAGCCTAAGACTACAGCTCCCGGAAAATGCTGCAGGATAGACAAATAACTCTGCGACAGGATGTGGTGCGCCTCGTCGACCAGAATCAGCTTCGGTTCCGGCGTTTTGGCCAACCTGCGACAGACCGTCTGCACCATGCCTACGGTACAGAGAGAGAAGTCTACGCCACACGCCGTAAAGGTATTGGTAATCTGCTGGCACAGCTCTTTGCGGTGGACCACAAAGAGCACTCTGTTGCCACGTGCCGTGGCGCTGGCGGCGATGTTGCCCTGAATAACGCTCTTCCCACCGCCGCAGCCCAACACTGCACACACGCTGTGCCGCCCCTGACCGATTGCTCTGCGGATATTATCCACCAGCTCCTGCTGGTAGGGACGCAGCGGAATCATTTTACCGTCGGCTCCCACTTGTCGCAGCCATCGCAATGGTCGCAGGCGCTGGTATCGCGATTAGCACAGTCATTACACATCGGATCACGCACCTGCAGGGGACGGTGACAGTCCTGCGGAATGGCTTTAACGTCAACAGTTACTTCATCAGCCTCAGCTTCCTGCTCCGCGAACATGTCCTGCTCGCCGCCGCAAGGCTTCAGGACGAACTCCCCGAGGTCTTCGTCGTATTCCAGATACGTGTTAGGCAGGGAGACAGCACCGGCATTCTCCAGCTTCTCCGTGTAATTGGCGGTAACCTTGTGCTTGAACAGCGGTACAGAAATGTCCTTACCCATTGTTTCGGAATAGGTTTCGGTCAAGCTGACGGACAGCTTCATACTGATAGAGCCATCAGCAATACGGCCAGCAAAGAGCTTCTCCAGAAGCTGCTGCAGCAGCTCATCAAAATCGGCCTTCATGCCCTTAAAGGTGTCAGACTCCAGATTCAACATCAGATATTGTTTATTCATGGTTAGCCTCCTTTTGCAGATACATGCGAATGTATGCATTAATCTTCAGGAGATTGTCTGTGTCGCCGGATGCGGCGAAGTCATCAACAAGCGCATTCAGCATTGCGGACAGCTTAGTGTTCTTGCTGGCTGCATGCTGCGGCTCGCTTTGGAGCGGGCGATTGCGATAGCTATAACGCATTGCATCAACAGTAGACTCCGACACCTTGAGGATAGCGCAACGCGGGTACTGCATGGTTGCAGCTTCTTCTACTTCATCCAGGTGGTTCGCCATCAAGGTCATATACGCTTGCGCAGCTTCCTTCTTGTCACTTGTGTAGAAGCAATATTCGCCGCCATAGCCGGTGCAGTCTGCAAGAACGTTAAAATTGCCACCATAACGTGCGATTCTTAATGCACCGATATTTTTAGAGTTTACATAATCTCCGTTTTTTGTTTTAATATACATTTACATTCCTCCTAACTTCTGCAGCGCCCATACAGCACCGCAACTAACTAACACCGTCAGGCTCACTATCCACACAATGCTGATCAGCACTGCAAACACCGGACAGATTTTACTTAACATCACATTTCACCCCATTGACCTTGCACGCAAACTGGGCGAGGCAAACAGCAGCTTTGACAAAAGCCTGCGCCACCATCATACAGCAGCACCCCACCGCCATAACCAGCCCTGCAATAAAGTCACGTAACATAGTACTCAAAATTTTAAATAACATCGTTTCCCTCCTTTAGCTGCAGTTTTACGTAAGCCAGCTGACGTTTTGACTTACATTTAAAAACCCTACAAACCGCATGGTTAAGGCTTTTTTTGTTTTTGGCTTACAGGCTTACATTTTTTTGAAAGGATATCGATATATATTATTATTATTTCCGCCCTAATCTAAAATGGGAAACTCCATACGTATATATCTAATTATGTAAGTCATGTAATTATGTAAGCCAAACGTTTAAAACCCGCATGGTTGAGCCATTTTTTTGGCTTACATTTGGCTTACATAGCTTACGCCTTGACATAAAGAGCAACATAGTTTGCTCTCGTGTTGTGTAACCGGTAAACATTGGAGAATCGTCCCTGCGTCGTTTTCAGTAAATGACCGCTCTCCGCCCATTTTTTCTTAAGCGCTGAAAAGTCGAAGCCATTCTTTTCTAACTCCTGCTCCAGGACCGTCTTGTTGATCATGATAACACCATTATTCTTGCGCCTGCCCCAGTAGGCATAACCAGCATAATCATCAAGCTCGGTATCGAACTTGTCAGCGTTGGCGCCGATAACATCGACAATAATATTCCAGGCCCGCTCGCTCACATCAACTTCAGCCTTGCTCTTCACAAAGCCAACTATATCATCCGGCGACAGCACATCGCCAGGATCACCAAAGATAGCCTTGCTCGCAATAGAATCTGCCTGCAGCATGAGAGCCATCGCCATGGCCTGCTTCTCGGTGGTATCCGTGACCTCCAGCACCAGACGCATAATCTCATTGTAATCAGCCGCAAGGTTCTTCCCTTCCAGCGCTTCAACAAACGCCCTGCCAGCACCGCCGTAATGCTGCGTGATAAAATTCACAACAGCGTTGCCATTGCTGATTATTTGCTGGTCGCACTCAATCTCAATAACACGGTTTTTTACACCGCCGCCAGACTGAGACTTCGTGCATGGCTCTTCACCGGTAAAAACAAAGCTGTTCAGCCAAGACTTCTGCCGCTGAAATGTCGCATTGGTCATGCGTCCGCGGTCAAGACCTTCGGTGACACGCATGATCAACGTATCATAATTCTCAAATCTTGACTTGATTGTCTGCAGCTCGTCACCGAAAAACGGCAGGTTACGCAAGATAGATGCTGTGCTCATCATGCTGTTGACCGTCATATTCATGGTCCGCACCAGCTTGCCCATGCCCGGATTACCCCAGACAGACGCAGCCACCATCATGGCCACGGTCTTGCCGCTGCCGGTTCCGCCCCAAAGGTGCAAAACAAATGGCAGCGCAGATACGCGCTCGACCAGCACGCTCGCAAAGCTTGCAGCCAGGATAAGGCGCATATAGAGGTTCTGCCGGAGCGGTGCGACGTAGGCCGCCCATTCTTCCAGCGTGCCTTTGCTGGAGACTGCCTGCACCAGAGATTTATACTGGTCCTCACAGTCCAGCTTGACCTCATCCGTGTACGGAACAAAGCCTGCATCGGACCAGCCCATATGGTCAATCGACTTTACCCGCGGCAGGATGTCCGGGTTCATAGCGATGACCTCTGCCAGATACTTAACCAGCAGACCGGCGTTGTCGCTGTTGACTTCAACGCCATTGTCTGCCAGCAGGATTATTTTGTTTTTGTTGGCCAGCACAGAACGCGGAACCACCACGCTCTGCCAGCCGCCATTTTTAAAATACGCAAGCCGGATTTTTTCCGTTTCATCCTCCACGTTCACCAGCAGCTCCGTCGGCATAATGGGGATGGGGCTTGCGTATTCGTTTTTATATTCTGTCCCGACCTGTACCGACCGATACACGCCATTAATCGATGTGTTCCAGTTACCGCACCGGAGAGCAAAGAGCTGCTGCGGGAATTTTGTCAGATTATCTGACCTGATTCCCTTGGCTGCCTGCTGCTGCAGGTACGCCTTCCAGCAACTCTCAAACTCCCTCTTGCAGCACAGCTCCCCGGCACGGAACCGTGCCATGGAAAGCACCTGCTGACGCTTGGATGGCTCTGTGAGCGCCGCTATCGCCTCCAGAAGCGCCTCATCGATAAGGCTGAACCTGTCGCACCCTTCAAAGAATTCTCTGTCCAGAGAGAGCACCACAGGCCACTCGTAGGCTTCGATTGCTTCGGCTGTGCCACCGGCAGCAAAGTAATCTGCGATATCACCTTTAGGCGGACAGTCAGGCCACAGCTTAGTGATGTCCATGACCTTTGCGCCTTGCCAGGCTGCAGCATAATCGGTGCCCTTCTCATCGTTGTCCGGGATGACGATACGCTCTGCATAAGATTCCAGCAGCGCCTTGTCCGTCGAGCTCAGCTTGATGGCCTTCTGGGCTCCGGTATTGCTCGTGGTTGCCAGCAGCCCGTGCTGCATCATGGCGTCAGCACACTTTTCACCCTCGACGATGTATAACCTTGTGCTCTGATGCATTGCTAGTGCATCTAAGTTATATAAGTTGTTACATCCTTCGGGTTTGGTATACACCGTGCGCCCTTCGGCATTGACATATGCAAAGCTGAAAACCTTGTGCCCATCGGCCCACTTGCGGCGGCGCTTGTAATAAGCTTCAGTGCCGTCCGGGTTCCTGTAGACATGGCGGTAATCTTCAATAGGTTTTGTCGTCTTGTAATCTACAGGCTCCGGCTCTGCAGGCTTCGCTCCAAGACGGCGGAACTCTCGCAGGATGTCCGCACCGGGAGCGTTGCACTTCTGGCAATATACCAGAAGTGTGCCGCCCTTTTCGTCTATGTGCAAATGATCTGCCTTACCGCACAAGGGACAGGTAGCGGTAACATGTCCGCCCGGCTTTGTTTTTACACCGGTTAAAAAGGGGCGAATATCTTCCAGGTGCAGCTCGGACTTAGAAAGGGATGTCTTCATCACTGAGCGGTACGTTAGCACCGTAGCTGTCCATGCTGGAGACAGGAGCTGCAACCGGAACTGCTGCAAGGTCTACCTTTTTAAGTTCCGGAATCTCGAAGTCGCCCTTCTGGATGCGCTCTACGGAACAGAGCTGCGCTACCTTCAGACGCACACGGAGCTTGTCGTTCCAGACGTACTCTTCCTGCCCCAGCACAGCACCGACGACCATGCCACAGAACTGCTGCTCGTCACCAGCAAAGCGGTCTGCTACAAAGCCGGAGTTGCCGCTCTTTTCTAACGCCACCAAAAACGATTTGAAGAAGCCACGCGCAGAATCTTTATAGCTGCGGATAAAGCTGAACAGCGGGATTTTGTCACCGCTGCGTTCCTTGCGCTGGCCATAGTAACCAATAAACTGCTCGTTTGCTTTATCAGCTACACCTGCGATGTCGCAATAGATTTTCAGGTACTCCTTGTCTGCATGGTCTTCTACAGAACAGATGGCCAGTACATAACCGCCAGCAGGCGGCGCTGCGTAGCCTTCACTCGCAGCTTCAACATTTCTCCAGTTAAGCTTTTTCATTTTTCTTTGCCTCCTCGTTAAATCCATAGTATTCACGAATAGCCGTATCAACAGCCTTCAGGTCATTGTCAATCTTCGGTGCGAACATCTCCATCGGAGACTTCGCAGGCGTGAAGCCATCGCTCTGCGTGGTAAACCAATGCGCCTTACCGTCGGTCTCAGCCAGCAGCACGATGCTGAACAGGCCCTCTAGAGTGAGCTGATTGTCCAGCATCTTGCCCGAAGTTTTGGCTTTGATGTGACCAGTATCATCGCACTCCGTGTGATGCAGGAGATACACGATAGTATCATCGGTCGTATGGTCGCGGATCAGCGCCAGCAGATTGTAGAAATTCAACGCACAGTCGGTAAACTTCTGATACCCGGTCTCCTTCGCGCGAGCAAACATGTTGAACGCCATGAGGTACTGCGAGTCATCGATAACGTAGCAGCGCAAGTTGTTCTTCACCAACGTTTCTTGGATGACCTGATACGTCGCATGATTTACGACCTTCAGCCGCTTTTTGAATGGCAGCGGTTTGCTCGCCACGTTGAACACGCCAACCTCCGACGGCTCAAAATTGCGCAGGCTCGTGGACTTGCCAGAACCGGACGCGCCCAGAATCAATACAGGCATTCCCATAAAATCACTCCTTGTAATTTTCTTTTAATCTTGCCATCAGCGGACATTTCGGATGCGGCTTACTGCGCCATGGTTCCAGCCCTAAATATCTGCCAGCAGCATCAGGCTTGCTTAATTTGCACCAGCTACGTGTACAAATATCGCCAACCCCAACTGTTTTACACTGAGGGCAATTCTTGCATAACATAACAAATCTCATTTTAAAGTCATGTTCAGCTTCTGAATAACCTCAGCACCTGGAACTTCGGTGCCGCTCTTAATTGCCTTTTTGATTGCCGTCTTGTCAGCGTCGACGGTCACCTTGGTGCGCTTAAACTCTTCAGGGAGCTCATCCATAGACAGCACGTTGCAGATTTCAGACTTGCGCCACGTAATCTTGCAGCGGGGAGTTTCAAACTTCTCGCCGTAAAGCGCCCCGGCCAGATAAGCCTTGCAGCGCTCGACTTCTTTCTTCTTCGCCTCAGCGCGATAGCTGAGAACGTTAATTTCCGCGTAGATGGCCTCGGCCTCGGAAATCTTGTTCTTGATGTAGCAAGCCAGACCTTCGACCTTAGCGTCACGCTCCATCTGCAGCGCTTCAAATTGCTGCAGGTTCAGGATTTCACCATCGTCAACACTGACAACATGTTCTTCGTCGTACTGGATGCAGGCTTTGATTTGATCTTAAGCTCATAGATGTTAGCCATGTTACTCAGCCTCCTTGCAAGCGCCATCTTTCGGCATACTGGAACTATCAGCAGCATTCTTTTCTGCGGAATCTTGCAGAGCCTTGTACATAGCAGCCCATTCATGAGACTGCAGCTCGCGCATCTCGTTGAGCGTTGAACCGATACGGTCAATGACATCAAGCTTCGCCTCCTGCAGGACCTCATCTTGGTTGTCGTCCTCATTCCAGCGTTCCAGCAAGTCTGCGTATTTACTCAGGCTCTGCATTTCAAGGTTCAACCGCTGAAGGAAAATCTCGGTTTTAGTTCTAATCATTACCTTTTTACACCTTACCTTTCTTTTTCTTTTTTGATTGTGGTGGATTGAAATTTTTATACATAGCCCTACAATAAGGGCACGCATACGGTTCTTTTACAAAGCGGCTCACTATCCATTCTTGACCGCAAAACATGCAGTCTACGTAATGGACGCCACGGTCATCGGTTCTCATTTTGTAGATGCCTCTATGGGAATGAGAACTACATCTCCCACCTGCAGGTCTCCCTGCAAGTTGCTAATCTTCTTTGTATAAAAGATGACCTCGCGGACATCGCGGCGGTCTCCTTCGCGCTGCATGGTGTCACCTACTAAATGCCAGAGAGTATCACCTTCTGCAGCCACAGCACGGACCACGTAGCGTTCTACAGGCTGAGGATGGGTGTAGTCCCACGCCTGCCATACACAGCAGGCCATCAGCAGAATGAATAACAGCTTTTTCATACCATCCGCCTCCTAAACGACTCCATAGTGCTCAGCACCCAGAGTCTCAATATACTTTCTCAAGCCAGCTACTGGGATAACCGACTTGTTTCCGATTTTAAATACCGGAAATTTGGGATCCTGCATGAGCTTCACCATCGACGCTTTACCGATGGCCGTTAACTCACAGGCCTTGTCGATAGTTATAGCGATAGGTTCCATAGCTTCACCTCCGTGATATAATAGACCTTACAGAAAGGTGGTGATTTTAGTGAAACTAAATTATGATTTAATACGCGAAATTCTTTTCAAGATTGAAGAAATATCTGATGGTTGTATCAATTATGAATCCCAATCTTTTGTAAAAGAGTGCTTTCCTGAATATCAATCTAACGTCGTTCTTTATCACCTGAAATATTTACGTCAAAGTAAATTAATAGAACCAATGGACAGCGCTTGGATTATAGACTTAACTCCACAAGGGCATGAATATCTAAACAACATTCGAACCGACACTGCATGGAATCAAGTCAAAACTAAAATTCAACCATTAGGCTCTGTAGCCTTATCTGTAGTTGCTGAAGTCGCTAAATCTTTAGCGCTGTCTAAACTTGGATTATAAGGAACGGTATGATTCTTTATATCTACTTTGACTAATTCAAAAACATTGTCGATAGCTGCGATCGGCACGCGCGCTTCATGCAGCGCCGCAATTATTGCTTTTACCGGCTCATTCGGATTGAATAATTGCATCTCGTGAATCACCTCCCTGTCTTTCGATAACATCTGCAGCACCCCATCACGCGGGTGCCATCTTTAATAACGATAACCGTCGGTGTAGCGCAGCTTGCGCTTTATAGGGCAGGCTCCAGCAGGTAACCCCCAGCTGTGCGTCTCACCTGTGCGCTGGCGTTTCTGATGCGCCATCCGTTTGGTGATCCACTTGGTACTTACATACTTTCTCATCAGTTATCACCCTTTCTAATTACTATCGTTGCGTTTTATGCAACGATACGTGCAAAAAAAATTTTCCCCGCTTCTTCACAGGTTAATTTCAAAGCATTAGCAATTGCATACATTACATTAGTTTGAGGTTTAGTTTTGCCAGCCAACATTTTACTAATAGTATCCCGGCTAACATTCGCTGCTTTTGCAAGGTCTACAATATTTATAAACCCATTTTCAAGCATTTTTTGACGCAGTAACATTACATTAATGCCATACATTTTCTCACCACCCTTCGTTGCATTTTATGCAACTATAATACCATGACTAAAGCTATTTGTCAACGCATATTGCGCAACTTTTTTTGCAAAAAGTTGATTCATTGTTGCATTTTGCGCAAAAGTAATTTATAATGATGTTAACGTAATTATAGGGAGATTATAGGGAGGCAAGCCATGGAAATAGGAGAAAATATAAGAAAATACCGTGAACAACACGGATTATCTCTTACAGATTTAGCTCAAATAATTAAATCTAAAATAGGTAAATTGCCAAATAAAGCAACTTTGCAAAGGTATGAATCTGGGGATATTAAAAATATCCCCTATGATATGGTTATACTCTTGGCAGAAATTTTTAACGTTACTCCTGCCCAACTAATGGGATGGGATACCCCAGAAAAGCCTAAAAATGATATTCAAGAACTGTACAACAAACTTAGTCCTGCAGCGCAACAGCGCGCTCGTGAATATTTTGAGGATTTACTTTCAAATCCCAAAAACCTGCGGAACCAATAAAGGAGGTGTATTAATCTAATGGACAGTGAGCGACTCGAGTTACTAAACGAGGACGCTCAGGTGGATTTATATCTTTTTATCTTAGGTATTCTGGCGGCAGAAGAAACTGCCGCCACCGCTTGAAACTTCCCCACAAACAAAAAAAGTCGCCACCTAAGTGACGACAACAATATTTTTAATCTATAAATAGTTTATCACGCAACTATCATAAAGGGAAGTTTAGTAAGTAAAGAAAGTGTGAAATGAGGATGGCAACATGAAGAAAATATTATTTGCTTTGCTTTTAGCAGCATTTGTTCCAAACATTGCAATAGCACATGAGTTTAAAACGCCGCTCGCAAGTGGAGTTGTTGCTCAATTTGATGATATTATTATAAACGGACAAACTGCTAATGAAGCATTTAGTTCTACTAAACAAAAAATGCTTGACTCAGTTCAGGCAGCAATTGATGCCAACAATGCAAGCATGAACGAAGCTTGGAATAAATATAATGCAAAATATAAGCAAGAGCGTGCAATGGCAAATATTGTATCCAGAATGAATGCTTATGGCGGCAATAACTCATACAATTACCTCCCAACTGCTGGTGGCTATATTCATTGGCTTGCTTTGCAAGGAACTGAAGAAGGTTGTTTTCATACATCAGTTGCAGCTTTGGAACAACATGCTACGCTTTTTGAAGAAAGAGTAGAATTATGGTTTGATTATATTAACAAAAAGCAAACAGCAACCTTTGACGAAGATAAAATTATTAATGCTATGACACATAAATATGTAAATGAAATACTAGTTCCGTTTGCCAAAGCCAAAGAAGAAAAAATTTTAGCAGAAGCTGAAGAGCAAAATGAAAAAATTAAAGATTATAATTGTCGTGTTGTTGTCGGAACTAAGATAAATACATTAGGAGCCATAGGTTCTATTTTTGGCATAGGTACTAGTGGAGCTAGTAATAAATTGTGTAAGGATGAAAAAAAGTGCAAACTTCTTCCCATTTATAACAATGATATCTTGGAGCTTGGCTGCGCCTGTGGTCATCCCCTAAGTGATCATAAATTTAAATATAAAAAATAAATAAAAAAAGCCGCCCGTGTTACCAGCACAGGCGGCGCGCCGCAGCATCCACCACGATGGCAGCGGCAAGGTGCAATTTGTTCACAACCGATTGCACCTCCATTATATCAAAATTGGAGGGTTTACACAATGGCAAAATACAAGAAACGCGCCGACGGCCGCTACGCCACCACAGTGACGTACCTCGGCAAAAAGTACTATTTCACCGCAAAGTCATCTGCAGAGCTTGACCGCAAGGTGCAGGAATTCAAGATTGCAAAGCGCAGCGGGACCTACAGCAGCGGCATGCTGCTCAAAGATTGGTGCGACCATTACCTGGTCGTCCAGCACGCAGCCATACGTAAAAATTCCTGGGCAACGATTGAGTCTCACATCCGGGTGCACATCAAGCCAGAGCTCGGCGACTTCCCGCTCTGCAATCTGCAGCCAGCTAATATCCGTGACTTTATAGCCACACTCTCGGCAAAGCTTGCCAGTCGCACCGTTGAGCATATCTATGTAACGCTCAAGGCTCTGCTTACACAAGCAGTAATTGATGGTGTGCTTGCAAAGCATCCCATGCTACAAATCAAAAAGCCCAAGGTTACCCGCAAGCGCGAGTGGGTGGCTCTTACCCAGGCACAGGTAACAAAGCTGCTCTCCGTCATCACTGATCCCGCGCACCAGCTGCTCATCAAACTTGCAGCCACCAGCGGCATGCGACGCAGTGAGATTCTTGGTTTACGTTATCAGGACGTAGACCTGGAGCGGTGCACGTTTACCGTCCGGCAGACCAACCTGCGTACCAAAGGTGGCGGTGAGATTGGCGCAAGCACTAAGACAGAGGACAGCTGGCGCACTGTGAGCCTGCCTAAGGCGATTCTTCCGCTCATTAAGGCACAGATAAGGACCGTTCGACTGCAGGCCATGAGCGACGCGCTGTGGCAGCCATACGGCCTCCTTTTTCCGGGAGAGCACGGCAGACCGCTCAACCCGGACGCAATAAGCAAGCTCGTCAAGCGCTACGGCAAAAAAGCAGATATGCCGAAAGACTTCTGCCTCAACAGCCTGCGTCACACCAGCGCCTCGCTCCTGCTGCAGCACGGTGCCAGCTACAAGACGGTGCAGCAGCGCCTCGGCCACAGCACTGCCAATCTGACGCTCAACACCTACAGCCACGTAATGCCTGGTGACGATGAGCGCGCAGCGGAAACCCTGGCTAACATCATATAAGCATAAAAAAAGCCCCGCCTTGCAGCGGGGTATTTTTTTATGCTCTTTTTTCCGGTACCCAGGCAATCACGGTACCTTTTTCTGCATCCACCTTCATCCGGCGACAATCAGGATAATCGCGTTCCCATTGATCAATGGACATCTCACGTGGCAGGCAACCAGCAACGCAGGCATTCCATGCTTCGGCAAGACATGCAGCGCAAAGAGATTTCTTCAGGCCAGCCAGCTTCTGCTGGCGGACAGCAGCACTGCCAACCAAATCAACATCAGCTTCATGCCCGCAAAAATACTGCACATGTGCTTTCATAACATAGCCTCCTTATTTTTTGTAGCTATGTTAACTCAATTTTGTAATTTATGCAAGCAGATTTTAGCATAAATACTTTTAAACTGTATAGATACAACAAAAAAGACCACCCAAAAACATGAGTGGTCAACTAGTAGTCAAACGTCGCTAGTTTTTTAGTGGTCAAGGTTTCAGCGATTGCCGGAACCCGCATAAAATGGCGGAAAGGGTGGGATTCGAACCCACGGAAGGCTTGCACCTTCGCTAGTTTTCAAGACCATTTTTAGACCACAGCCCCAAAAGGCATAAATCCCCATTTTCCGCATGTCTACGCAGGTAGACAACATTCACACTATGCTATATTTTACTATATCTTTGCATATCTGTCTAGATGTAGCAGTCAAAAAGTGGTCAAAATAAAACCGCTAACTAAAATTTAGTTAGCGGTGAGGGATTTAGGATCTGCTGTCAAAACTTATTTCCTTTTCCCATTCATCGATGATGTGGCGGGAGCTGCCTTGACGTTTTCCGACTTCCATCAGTTCCATAGCTGCATGCAAATAGCCGATGCGTTCGGATTCAGCCTCAGCGTAAGCTTCACCTTCAGGATTAGCATTTCTGCGTCCTCTTGCTATCATACATTTTCTTTGATAGCCTTTCTTCAAAGTTTCGATTTCACGTTTAGTCATGCTTCTCTCCCCCTAAAAGACTATCTATTGTTCTTAGCGCTTCCAGCCAAGCATCTTTTCCACCGATGAGCTCGGCAAAATCAGCCTCAGTGAATTTTTCCAGATACGATTTTGTAGCTTTCAAAGCTTCAATTTCGCTGCAATCGTATTCGAGTTGTTCAAAAAAATATTCACCAGCCAGCATTTGAAAAGAATCATTGCAATCATCATTCCATTGTTGCATAACATCAATAATTTTCATGGTTCATAACCACCTTTCATCTTCATTGTATGTATATTAACTCTACTTTTTGATTATTGCAAGTCATAAATTTAAATTTTAAATAAAAAATATGCGGTATAATCATTAAAGACTATACCGCATAAAATCAAGCGATTTGATGTATTGCTACATTGACGCTGGTGACCGTTCCGGCACCACCTGTCAGCTGCAGGCTGAGATTTGCCGCATTACCGACAGCAGCGCAGGATGGACGCACGCGGATCAGCTTGCTGATGGGCAGCGTCACAACGCCAGCGGCAGCAGCAGTTTGACTGGCAGCAGCACCCGGCACAGCATCAGCACCATTAAATAGCTGTATGCCGATAGCACCAGCTGCCGTAGCAGTAACAGTCACCGTAGCGTTGATCTCGTACACACCCGGAGCTTTGACGTTGATAATGCCAGTGCCCGCTGCATGGCTCAAACCATTGCAGCACCCACTAAACTGCACGTCGTTAGCCCCCAGTGCAATAACATTGCCAACTTCCAGAGCTTGACTAGCAAGATTGTAAGTATTCAGATAAGCCATTACCTCTCACCGCCAATCAAGCAGCAGTCAGATATTGGCAGCCAGCGCAACCACGCTGACCTAACAGCTGACGCACTGCCTCGATGATAGTACCGTTTTGAGTGAGCTGGCTAACTTGATAGCGTTCAGCTTGCAATTCACGGTCCCGGTCTGCCAGTTTATCACGAAGTTCCTGCATTGTGTTTGCAGTAATCAGAGCACGAGTAGCTTCACCTTCGCTGTGGATAGCAGTAGTGATTTCACAGGTGTTTTTATAATTCTCGGCTTTAACGCTGTCAATGTTGCGATTCGTCTCGCAGCAGCACTGCTGAGCCGCAAAACGGTTCTCCGTGATTTGGTTACTCAACTGATAGCCAGTATTAGTAATGCCGGCTGTCACGGCACCAAAGCCTTGACACATATCACGTTGCAGCTGATTTTGACCTTGCAGAGCATTTGTGTTCATAGCGTAAAAGCCATCACAAACACCGTTTTTAATACCTTCTAAACTACGCATTACATTCTGATTGTTAAATCCTTCCTGTAATTCTGCCTGAGTCAAGGCATTACCACGACGGCCAAAGCCAAAACCGTCGCCGCCGAAAAACGCCAACCAGATGAGATACATAAAAGGATTGTTCATCCAATTATTATTACTATTGGTCAACGCCATTGCTTCGCCGATATCCATAAGATATCCCTCCTTTTATAATAATGCACATCGCGCGTGATGCCTACTTGTACCCAAGCATTCGCAAGCCAGCATTGATATCATTGTCAGAGATTCCCTGCTGCTTAGCTTGGGCTATAAATTGTTGCAGCATTTTATCATTGAGATTTTGCTTGATGACCTGCAGGTCGCCCGCCTGAGGTTGACGCTGCTGCTGATTCTGCCTTTGGTAAATTGGATTCATTTTGCGCTCCTTTCAGCAGAGCGATAAGCTCTGCAAACTCCGCCTTGGTAACGTACTCTACAGGCTGCGGTTTAGGTTTCTCCAAAAACGTGTACGTTGCCACAGATTTCATGCCGATTTTGTCCGTAGTTACGATGTAAAACTCCGCATCAGCAGAGTTCATGTAGATTCTTGACGCATTAGGCGGGAGAGTTAAAGCATTGAGCTGGTCGACGCTCTGCACCCATACAATCTCACCAGCTGGAGCCATCTGCTGTGCTGGCTGACCAAAGAGCTGCGGCATAGGCGGCAGGTTCGGTTGATTTGGCATATTTGCAAAATTCATAAGCTCACCTCATTTCTGTCTACATTGTATAGGCAAAAGCGATGTGCAAAAGCGCAATAAAAGGGCATAAAAAAAGCACCCCAGGATCACTGGGGCGCAGGTTACATGATGACATTGTAGATTTTGTCGTAAGAGCGGGCAAGGATACGTTTTACTGTACTCTCGTCCATATTACAGCGTAATTTGATGGCAACCACGGACAAGCCTCGGGTAAACATTAACTCGATGACTTCCCGCTGCTGCTCCGTAAGCCGTGCTTCTTCCATGGCACGGTCAAGTTCGATTCGTGAGCACATACGTAGCCACGCACGCGCTCGCTTACGAGTGACATCCATACACAAGACCGCCTAAGATATCACTTCCTCCCAATCAATCATCATTTATTGATAGCATAGGCAAGCAGACCAACGGCCGCAACGATAGCGGTATTGCGCTGTGCTTTAATTCTGCGGCGGGTGCGAGCTTCCTCTTTGGCGGATGCCTGCAAGGATCTGTTGGCACTCTCCAATAAGCTGCTCTGAGCTTGCAGTTCCAGCTGCAGCTTGACTGATTCCGATTTGAGCTTGCTCAATTCCGCTTTCGACTCGGTCAGCGCTGCTTGTGATTCTGCCAGCGCTTGCTTGGTGCTCTTGGTTTGCTGCAGCAGCAGACTCAACCTGCTGTCGAGTGCTGACATTTCCGCCGCCGTCATCGTGTAGGTTGTGTAGGTTGTAGCCGATGATGCCTCCAAGGCAGAGGCAGGCAACAGCAAGCACAATGTAGCTGCAGTAATTGCGCAATATTTTCCCCACATCTTAGCCCTCCCACAGATAATAGCCCGGAACGGAGCCGCCAGCACGCATGTCAACATGGACAAAGCCCTGCGATACATAAGTACCCACACCGTCAAAAATCTGCTTGCAGATGCGGGCCAGCTCGCGTGTAGATACACCGTCGACGTAGATATCAGCGGCGGTACCTGCGACATGCTGAGAGTTAGACACACCGCCTACATTGGCATTGTGTACCGGGCAACGATAGCCGCTGGTGATGTTTATGGGACGACCTAAGCGTGCACGCAAACGTTCCAGACCAGTCAGCAATGCAGAGCTAATGCCATATGTCGGCAACTCGCCGCAATGCTTGCAAGCAAATTCGGACTCAGAAAAATGAGCAGATAACATAGCCATAACAATCAACCTCTTCTCTTTTTGATAACATTAACAAGACCTTGCACTGCCTCAATACCAGCGTCGTTGAGGTTCTCGCAAATAGACAGCAGCTCTGTGATGACCAGATAACCTGCCACCAGCGGGACAGCCCACATAGGCTGCTGCAGCGTGATCATGGCCAAATCTACCAGCACAGCGGCAAGCACGCAGAGGATATACACGATGACCTTCCCGACAAAGCGATGCTTCATGACTTCGCTGGAGATAAGACCTTCTGCGCGAGCTGCCTCAATGCCGCCGATAATCTGCGTCACGGACGGAGTCTGCCCCATGCCCTGCAGACGTTTGTAAGACAGGCTCATCCAGCGGGTAAAGCAATCCAGAAATACCAGCGCTGAGAAAAGCATGAACAGTACTGCATGCTTGTGCAGCAGGAATGCCAAAATCGCGCCGATAACTGATTTGTAAGTAAAACCATGAGTCAAAGTATGTGCCGCGTTATATACGGCGTAGCGCAAAGCTAAAAAATCCATTTCTCAACCTCCTAATTCATTGTTACAGCTTTTACTTCATCCGCAGTAACTGCAGCTTCAACCCGAGCCTTCGCCTTGCGGTAGGCAATATGCAGCGCATTACTGCGCACAGCAACGGCAGCCACGATAGCACGCAGGTCAGCGGCGGTTACACTGACGTCCTGGTTGTCTGCGGTAGTCCAGGCAATGTCCGCATTTGCTCCTTGCAGTTCAAGCGCAATAATTGCCGCATTGATTCTATCTCTTGCCTTCTCGTCGTAGTCATAGAGATAACCTTTGTATTCAATAGGCTCAACCTCTGCTTTATCACGCTGATATTTAAGCTCCGAAATCTTACGCTGCTTAATCACTTCCAAAGGTTCATCCTCGTGCGCAACGGTTACATTTAATTCTGCTAAGGATTCATCGTTGATTGATAATGGGATAAAGACACCCTCTTTGCCTAAAGCTTCCGAAAGCTCATATAAGTTAGAGTAATCTTTGTCTTTGTATTTATATTTTGTAATCAATTTTATTCACCTCATTCTATTGATAGGATTTTAATTATGTATGTGCCTGTGTTTGTAAAGATGTTAGCATTACTTTTAAAACTACTAGTATCCTCATTTTTCACCATAGTATATTTTTTACCATTCACCTCAATAACAATAGTTGTGGCAGGAGATGCTATATTGTTTTGGAAAGTGAGCAAGGAAATACCATAAGGAGTAGTATAAAAATTACCTATTTCATATTGTTTGCCTTGATATTCAATATATTTAGGTGTGAGAGAACCATACGCAGGACTAGAAGTTTTATAACCATAATAGTAGCGTCCCGACGTTACGAATTGCTGTCCAGCTTGCATTATCAATACCTGCGCAGTACCCCCCCCGCCAAACATAAGTCTTGTTAACATGGATGCTCCTCCTTTGCTTAATAATCTTCAACTGTAGGTTTCATGTCATTTATTGCTTTGCCCCATGAAAAAGTTACACCACTTGTGTAATAACAGTCAAAATACAATGTATAGGTTTTATTCGGGGTTACACCTACAATGGAATCAATATCTCGATGGTGGTAGTGCGACCCTTCCGCCTCCGAATATCCGTTGCCCCATTTTTTATGATTTAAAGTATTCTTTATATAAGCCTCCCAAGACTCGTCCCCCTCAGCCAAGTCAACTTCTGCAACCACTTTGATTCTCTTAATCCCCGGTGGAACAGTAAAAGAAATTGTTTTATTATTTGCTTCACTATAATCCCACTTCTTGCTACCATCTTCAACCTTTACTCCACTATTTTTCATCATCATTCTATTGAGTCCCATTATGCACCACCTTCTAACTTAGATGCTTGCACAATGCTAGTCACATTTCCCTCAGCATCTTTGCTCATCCATATGTTAAGGAGCAATCCTGCACTTGTAATAGCTACGTCACTTGCGCTACCAACATATTTTAATTTTCCTGCATTATTTATAGTCAAACTGTAATCTGCATTTGCAGCAAAATATGCAGTAAATACGGATGATTGACTAGCACTTAATGCCCCAGCCAAAGTAGCAAGGTCAAGTGTAAATGCACCTGTTACAGCATAAACCATTGTAGAGGTTATAGGTGTATCGGACGTACCATTGACAACATAAGTAGTGTACTTCTCTCGGTTGAGCATAAGGTCATAAAAATTCTGCTGTGCCGTCCATGTATTAGACACAGATGGTTCAGGGATACTAGCAGTAAGAGTATCAATCGCTGTCGTTACTACTTTATTCTGAACGGGATTAATAGAGGTTGAAGATAGTTCCTCATCAATAGTAACTTCATCGCCTTTCGGACCTTGCGGTCCGGGATCACCCTTATCGCCTTTTGCACCTTTGATATTGACTGCGGCAGGATTGGATAGTCCCGCTTTGTTTGTCCATGTCAAAGTTCCGTCAGCATCAACGGCAGGAACAAAAACATTAACGTTTTCGCTAAGGTCTTTTGTAGTATCCATATAAGCCTTTGCGTTACTTTCACTCTTTGCGGCAGCGGTGGCTTGGTTTGTCGCCGTTGTCGCAAACGTACTAGCCTGCGTAGCACTTCCGGCAGCAGCGGTCGCACTGTCAGCAGCCTTGCCTGCCTGCGTGCTTGCCGTTGACGCAGAGGATGCAGCAGACGTGGAAGATTTACCAGCAGCAATCTCATATGTTTTAGCATTTGTCTCGCTAGTTTTGGCAGCGTTCTCACTTGCTTTAGCATTCGTTGCAGACGTTGCTGCAGCAGACTGAGAGGCAGCAGCTTTTGACGCACTACCACTGGCAGCTGCTGCCTGTGCTGTAGCAGTGACAGCAGCTGCCTCCGCACGGCTCATGATTGTTTCTGCAGTGTCTTCGTCCCAAATCACAGTGCTCTCACTGTACGTTGAGCCGCCAACCTTGCCCTGCACCAATTTAACTTTTTTATTGGCCTTTAAGACAGTGACGATTTCTCCTTCTTTTAATTGAGGATTGTAGGCGTTCCACACATCCTCGCTCGCAAGGCTAAACTGTATTCTTGCATTACTCATTCATCTCACCTCACGCAGTACGCACCCAAAAATATAAGCACAGATAAGACGGCTCGAAGGTTACTTTTTCTCCGTTGCCGGTAGATTTGATGGTTATTTGATGCGTATGGTTGCCAGAAAATTTTATTACCTCACGGGCATCCCCTTTATGCGCACATGTGCCAGCCCATTCGCCTGTGCGCTTAAAACAGCCTGTAGTTTTGCCACCATCTAAACCTACTTGGTTAGCTCCAATAAACGAGCCTTCAAGATTGGTCACGCCATAAATTGTAGCATCGTGGCTATGCGCAGGCAGATTGTTCACGCCTAACGTAAATCCATCGCTACCACCCAGAGCACCGCCAGCATAACCATCACCAGCAGTGCGGATATAGCGACCACTCTGCAGTAGTTCCCACGTACCGCCAATCTTTGTGCCGGGATTGATATCATCACGGGTGATTATCACGGAGCCGACAAAGCTCATCGCGTTGAGATAATCGATATTCAAAGACACGTTGCCGTTGCTGTCCGGTTTTTTGCCCTCAACGCTATAGACAAAATTTTTCTGGATGTTGCCATTTTTATCGGGCTTCTCCCCGTTCAGTGACAACACCAAAGATTTTTTGATGCTTGCCACAAGAGCAGCGTAATCGCTGTCCAAAGCGTCCTGCCCCTGCTCCACGAGCACCTGCGCCAGCGCAGCAGCCATGATGGTAGCCTGCTTATATAACTTGTTGTGCAACGCCGCTGAGGCCAATCCCGGCACAACACCATTAATGCGCTGGGGGTCTGTAGCATATTCTGCGTCGCTCACAACATTCAGCGCCGCCACGGATTCGGCGAATACTTTAAAATTGCTGTTTGCCATTTATCAATTCCCCTTTTCTGCTTCCGCCCAATGGCTCTCATAGCCACTGTAACGCATAGTATTATAATTATAGCTAAACAAAGGCAAGCCATCTGTCGATACAAACGTCAGCACATTGATACGCACGCCTTCCGGCTTTGGGATAACGTAGGCATGTATTATAAGCTCTTCCTCGAGCTGCGTGTAATCGCCCTGCAGCAAAATGTTGTAGCTCATATCCTGCAAGTCCTCAATGGACAGTTTTTTATTAGCGCCCATGACAGCGTCCCACAAATCGTACAGCTCACCAATTGTGCCCTTCCAGGTATTCTGGATAATGCGGGCCTTAATCATCAGCCTGAAAACTTCGTCATCCAGCAGATTACCCTCGCCTATTTCGGTCGGCGGATAACCTGTAAGTATGGGCGTGCTCGCCAATTTGTCAGGCGTAGGCGTATAAATTATCGGATAGACCTCACCGCTGGCTATTTCTGCTGGCGATGGACAGATAACCTCGCCAATGGCAGCAGCAGACGGCTCAAAAGACAGCTGACGGCTCGTGCCAACGATGCTGCCTAAAATATCAAGCTGAGCAGTACTGGCATTGTCGACCTCAAACGCCAGTAGCATATTATTGATGCTGTCATCAATATCTAGGCCATAATTAACGAGCTTTTGCACCATTGCCGTAAAGCGTGGGCTATGGCGATATTCGCTCGTAACCAGGCGCTTATAATAATCAAGATTCTGCATCATTCCAGCGTCACCTCAATGTTCGCATACGCAGGATTCGGAATTTCCTTAAAGCCGATATCAATGTCCTGTGCTGCCATAGACGATTTGCTAAGCCCCAACTTCAGTTCTTTGATACCAAAAATCGGCTTTGTGAGTGAGGGATTACAATCAGTAATGATGTTGCTCAGGACTGACGCAGACACGTCACTGCCAATCGTCAACGCGGCCAGATAATTATAAACAGCTTCACGGACTTTGACGGTCATAGTGGAGATATAGCCTGTATATTTTTTGATTACGACCTTAACAAAAATATCTTTGTAAACAGGGCGGAAAAATCGCACACGGTTTATATAATCGTTCTGGTCCGTATATTCTACAGCTACATCACCATTGGTATAACACCCTATGCCCTTGTGTAAAAAAATTGCTTCCGCCACGTCTTCATCCGTACCGCCTTCCACAACGCAAGTCACCGAGTGCGCAGGCAGGCCATACGGATTATCATCCGTTACAGAGCTGACGTTGGTATCGTTCTCGTACACAGCGTAGCGAGAAACATTTTTAAGAGCAGCAATCGCGCCCTTCGTTCCATCCAGCATAGTCTGCGACGGATTCGCCGTGCTGATAGTCTGGCGTTCACGCAGCTGCGCATCGGTCTCCTGCGCATTACCCAGCACAGCAGCAACTTCATTCGTTACAGACACCCAGCCGTAAGTCGGCGTTTCAATCTGGCTAATATCGCCAGCCAGAGCGCTCACAGCTCCGGCCGTGCGGCAGGTCGCAACAGTGTAAGTCGTTCCGCTAGAGTCAATAACCACGCTAGATGGCAAATCCCACGTCAGGCCAGCGCGGTCACGCACAGCACCGTTAACGATTTGTGTAAATGGCGTGCCGGTGATTTTTACCTGACACGTGCTCTGACTGGCAGCCTTACGCTTAATACCGTTCAGCTTTACCACGCTGTCAAGTGACGTGCCGATAGCAGTCTCAGGAGAGCGTGCGTTGTAGGCATACGCCATAGCCTGCAGCGTATCGCTCTGCTTTAAAGCAAAAATGGACAACAGCTGATAATCAGGCGAGCTGTTGTCCAGATAGATATCATCACCGTAGATTTGCTTCATTGCAGCAATCATATCTTCTAAAATATCGTTGTAGGTAGGGATATGCAGTCCCGTACTATCAACATAAGGCTTAAAATACGTCACATCTGCACCTCCTCACTACTAATAGTCAATGAGCCATAGATAGTCTCTACAGTTGCCGTAAATTTATAATGTCTGCGTTCATAGCTTGATTCAAAAGACGTGACAGACTGCACGCCTTCCGTGCCGCTTATACGGTCACGGATAATAATATCTACAGCCTGCCTGTTCTCATCACTGCCAGACGTGCCTAAGATTTGCTCCCACAACGGCAGCCCATCTTTTAGGTCTTCCCACCATTCAGCATAAAGCAAAAGCAGGCGCTGCTTTATCGCCTGCCCGACAGCTTCGACGCCGCTGATGTAATTTTGAGAGCCACGACCAAAGCAGTAGTCCCAATTGTCGTCTAAACGTCTAACTTGCATATCAGCCTCCAATAAACACATTGCTGCTGCCTTCGGCCACAGTGCCACCACAGCTCACGGGATCACCAATGCGCCCTGCAGCCTTGCCGTTGATGTATACGGAGCTGCTGCCGCTGGCGATGACGCCGCTATGCGTCGGATGATTGATATAGCCGTGAGGCGCATAACTGTCGCCCACACGTCCTGCAGCGCGGCCGTTAATATATACGTTAGAGCTGGCCGATACGAGCGCTGTCGGAACGCAGGCATCATGACCGGTATCCAAATCGCCTAAACGCGTTGCATTACTCATTGATGTTCACCCGCCCTGCTTTAATGTTTACCGTACCGCCTACGATGTTAATCGTGTCACCAGCAAGCTCTACATAAGCGCTACCTGACTCATTGCGCAGCTGCGCAGAGCCTGTGCTGTAGCCAGAGATTACTCTAGGCTGCGACCACACGCCGATAATAGCAAAGCCATCAGACAGGTCATGCCTGCGACACTCTACTTGGTTCTGCACGCCGCCGCTCTGCCACCAGCCATCCATGCACATATCGCCAAAGACAACAAGGCATTCATCGCCGGGCTGTATCGGCAGCGTCAGTGCATAACCGCCAGTACGTGGCACGACGATAGGCACGTCAACCAGCAACGGTATATCTATCCAGGACTCATCGCCGTCTACAAGCATTTTTTCTCTCAGGGCAGGCTGCACCGTTACTGTTTGAGCAGCAGCATCAAAGCTCTGGATGATACCTGGCACGCAAACGCGCGTCTTGATTGCAGCGGCACGAGCATCCAATTCTCCCTGCCGTTCGACGTTCGGCGTGCGCAAATTCAAATCAATCATAATAATCACACTCCGTTCGGATTCTGCGCATTGTTGGCCATGAGAGCAGGTAGAACGCCCTTACCATAGCGCGATACAGCCGTACATGATGTATACCAATCATTACCTGTCGTATCACCTGTGTGCGTCAGCTCAATAACTTGATAGATCCACTCTTCATCAAGCGGCATCTGCGCCTGACCTGGAGTAACTTGTGCTTCCGCAATCTCGCTGTTTTTTAATTGCACCAAAGACCACATATGCACAGCAGGATTCAGCAGCAGCTTAAAATTTGCGCCATACTGCGTCTGCGTCGGCATACCGACAAGACCGGTCGTAGGCGTTTGCACGATGGCTTCATCCTTGGCAGCGTCAGCAAGCTTAATCATGTTCAACTTGCCGTCGTTCACCCAATAGCTCGCACCGTTACCGCGGGCAATATCAGAAATATAATCTTTAGGCTCGCCAAAAATAACCTTACCTCGCGGCAGTTTTTGTCCGGATAGGCCCTGCGTAATACTATTCGTCGGGATTTTTGTTTTTGACTTTTCGCAGACTGCGTCCAAAATCTGACGTTGATTAATGCCCTTGTTTAAGGTTTTGGCAATAAAATTTTTCCCAAGGACATTAGCTCCGTCTACGCATAGGAGCGACAGCACGTAGTCCGTATTATTCTCCTTGCGTCGGGACGGATAAATAATTTTTCCGTCGAAAATAACGCCGTACTGTTTCTCTTGGGTATTACCTTCGGAGTCTTTGATTTCTTGTATCGTCCCATCTGCACCAGCAGTCAGATAGCCTTCATAGCCAGCCTCGATGATGATACGGTCGCCCTCTTTAAGGATTTTCTGCTCTGTTGCAGCAGTAAGATTGTAAATCTCCACAGTTGAGTAATTGTTTATTTCCCGAGATTTTTTGACCGTAAACTTCACATGCAGGTCAGACACGTTCAAGGCCTCTTTGTCTTGAGCATCAACTACGAGGATTTTCCATTTGCGCATCCACAGATAACTGCTCATGAGCCATCACCCCACAAAAGCACCCAGGCTGAGCCTAGTGTCTCATTATCAGGCTGCTCCTGCGTGGTAGGACCAGCAGCCACGATTTGAGCACTGCCAATGTTTAAGTACGCGTACTGCCCCAGCAAATCAATACCAGGCACCAATGGCATGCCTGTAATCAACTCTTCGCCTGTGCTATTGTCGCAGACATCAGCCACCCACAGCTCGTACAAATCATAGTAGCGCAGCTTCAACAGGATGTTGATGTTACGCTCGCCATCCAGCGTCAGCTTAAAAGTCTTCTGGTCAAAAGGCGTGGTAGTTAATGGTATTTCATAATAACTCATCCCCACTTCACCTCCAGACTAGTTCCCTTTTCAAACTTACGTAAAGCTGTACTGTTATCGCCTTTAGGCTGCACTTCCTGCGCCTTATTCTGTGCGCCTGTAGTCCACTGGCGTGCTGATACTTTCTCCGTGCCAACATTTACAACCAACACCTGCACAAGATTAATCGTAGCTTTGAGAGCGCAGAGCGTCGACACATCGTCGCTCACATCAATGCTCTCAATAAGCATATTCGGATACGTGTTCAGGCGCGTAACAACATCCATGGGTATACGCAGCTCCTGCAGCTTGCAGAGCATGCGGTAAGCCTGCACAGATTTATATACGCCTGCACCCTCATATACAAAACCATACCTGTAACCCATAGCATCAGACACACCTACCTGCATACTGATGCGGACAGGATTTACAAAAGCATGGTCACTGATATTTGCACCAGTCTGCACCGGATGCTGCGTAACAGTCAAACTGTGCTCAGTATCAACGCTAAACACAGCATCGAAGAAGAAGCCGCCGATATTTGTCTTAACCATCAGCGTCTGCTGAATGCCCAGACCGCTCCCCCATTTAGACGGAACATAAGCATTGCTCTGGTCAAACAAATTCTTCGGATTTCCTGAAGCAATGCTTTTACCGACAGCAAACACCTTTGACACAAGTGAGCCTGCAGCATATAATCCGCTCAGCGTATTCACTGTACCTGTGCTTACGCCTGTGCCTTTGAGCACCCCCGGAAGTTCCTTTTGCAAAGAGATTTTGGGTAAATCAATCATACAAACACCGTCCCTCCGTTATGCGCTGCCAGACGCTGGGCAAAATCTTCCATTGTTCCTTCCACAGCCTTAGCCACGCCCTGCGGATCACTTACATTCCCACAATTAACCACGATGCCGCCAACGTTTACAACTCCGCCGTTATAGGTCGCCGTGTTATTGCTCATTGGCATAAGGCCGGCAGTACCACCAGCAGCAAAACCTGCAGCATAGCTCGTAGGAGCAACAAGGCTGTTATACCCGCCGTCACCATGAGCAGCGTTTTCGGCAGATTCTTTATCTTTGTTATAGATAACCATAGCGTTGGCAGCACGGTCGTCCTCGTTCGCAGAAAAAATGTCAGGACGCTCAAACTCATGCATAAACACACTCGCACCTTCGGCAGCATCTTCTACATTACGCAATTTGTCGCCTGCTTCACTCTCGTTCGTGCGCAGTTCATGGTCAAGATAGGCAATTTGAGTATCAAGGTCGGTCCATTCCTTGCCACGAGCAGCAGCATAGCGTTTGAGCGCATCCCAGCGTTCATTGTGCCATTGAGCTATGCCACCAGACGTACCATCATCACCGACAGCGTCTGTACGCAAACCGGATTCTTGTACCAAGTTGCCTACAATACCGGACGCGGCAGCCTTAGACCAACCTAATGACATCAGTTTGTCACGGATATACATTGCACGTTCGCTGTCTGCACCTTCATCAGCAGAACCTAGCTGTAATTCTTTTTTAGCACCAGCGTAATCGCCCTGCATAGCTTTACCCAAAGCTATCCATAGACGTGCCAGCCTAATTTCCAACGTGAGCACCTTATCTACAACTTTACCAACGGCAATCAAGAAGTAATCCCAAAATTTCTTCACAACAGGATACTTCTTGCCGAAAATCTTCTCAACAATCGTAGCCAGGCCTTCGGCCATTTCGGCAACGCCCTTAGCAATGGTAGCGACGGTTTTCTTAAGCTTCTCCTGCCGTTCTTCGGTAAAGACTTTCTCAAATAGCTCCGTAAGCTTCTCAAGGATAAACGCAATGCCTTCCTTAAGCTTTTCAAGCAGGCGGCGCAATGGATTATTCTCATCAGTAAGCCATTTCCAGAGCGGCTTTAATGTATTGCTACTCTCGCGCCCCTCAAGATAACCAAAGAAATCCTCCAGCATGATGAGTGCAGTGCCGATGGCCATCATCATCAAGCCAAACGGCCCTGCCATGATGGCAGCACCGACAACAGCAAATATAGCCACTAAAGCCTTTGTTTTACTTGGCAGCGCGTCAATAAAATTATAAATGCCTTCAAACACCCATTTGAGAGCCTTGACCAGCGACATTGCTACACGCACCACACTCGCCAACACACTGGCCACCTTACGCGCCAGTGTAGGCAAGCTCTTGCCAAATTTATCATTCAGCCAACGGATAAAATCCTGAAACTCTTTGATGTAGGGCTGCAGCTCTTTGATAAGGTAATAGACCACCCATTCCTTAAACATTTTTAATTTGAGCTGCAAAGACTGCACGTCATAACCAATCTCACGGATCCAGGCTAACTGTCCGTCAGCATCTGCAGGAGTAGACAGCTCTGCCATCTCCTGACGCAGACGGAAAAACTGCTCACGCAGCTCCGGCACCCATGCCACATCTTCCTGCGAAGCGCCCATGGTCTTCAGGACCACACTCAAGGTTTTAGCTGTGTCTTTTGTCACCCACATTGATTGCGCCAGCTTTTGGTATTCCAAATCGGCGCTGGCCACAGCCTTGATGTTATCAATGACAGCTTCCGTAACTTTAGCAAGGCCTACAAAAATACCGCCATATTTAAGGATAGTACCCAGCTTCCCGAGCATACCGGATAACTTGCTGATAGCTTGCGCAGCTCCGGCAAAAGCGTCCTTGTCGACTTCCGCGCCAATGCGCACAAGATATTCTTCTAAGATATTGCTCATCAGCCTACTCCTTTCTCATGGCTTCCTGCATCCGCCGTGCGTTTTCTGCCTTGACCGCCAACAGTTCGTGAGCGTCCAGCAAATCATCAAAATCATACGTGCCATCACACAGCTCGTGCTGCCGCCAAAGCCCTGCCGCAACAGGAGCAAAGGCGAAAGCATCAAGCGTCGGATAGCTCATCGGCTCGTAGGTTGTCCCGTCAATTCTGCCGGGAGCTTCAACCCGGCTGCGACGAAAAAACCTCCGACGTTAAAAATCAGCGCATGAACAGTCAGCTGGATAACGCTGGCAGCATCATACGCCAGAGCCTCATCAACAAAATCTCCCTTAGCCGTCAGGACAGGTTCGGGGAGCTGCTGACCATTACCGTTATCAATCAAACGATTAACAGTGCGCAGCAGCAAAGATTGCAGCTCATCAAAATCCTTACGTGGCATACCCATGAGAGCAGCAGCCATCTCGGCTGTTTTGCCGCCCGAGGGAGCCAGCACGCCCGCAACTTTAAAAGCAACATAGCTGCCTGTGCGAGCGTCCATCTTAGTGAGCTGGTAGGATTTACCAGCCACCTCCACAATTTGAGTTTTTGGCTTAAGCATAGCGTCCTCCTTTACAACGACAGATTAGTAATCTCAGCACACATCAGCGTCCAAGACACTCGCTGGCCTTGGCTCTGATAGGGAGTGTCCGGCTCCTTCTGCGGCGAGATGCCGGAGATGATGTGGCGGGTACCTGTAGCGGTATTACGCAGCGTCATGCTGGTGCTTGCCCATTCGCTTGTCGGCAGTTGCCACAGCGCGTTAAACCAGGCGCTCAGCCATTTATGGATAGCAGAGGTCTGTTGACATTCAATAGTTACGGTGCCATTATTGCCCGCAATCTTAGATACCATTACAGAGCCATCTGCAGCAATATCATGAGCAGTGCGGTCGGTGGCCTTGGATACTGTCACAGAGCCTACACCAGTACCATCAAAGAGATACGAGCCAAACGTAGGATGATTAATAGAGCCAGCCAGATCAGCAAAACTGTAAGTAGTTAATTCCATTCAGATAGCCTCCTTAGCGGTTAACATTAACCTGGATGATAACAAATTCAATTGTACCAGCCAGCTTGCAGCAGACATAAATCGGCGGAGCTTTACGCTTATCACGGTCAGCCTGAGACTGCTCGTCAAGAGGCTCGCTCTGCACCAGATAGCCATCAGACAGGTAATCACCTGTCTGCAGATTCAGGCACTCGGCACCGTTCCACTTGCCCGGAGCGATAAAACCAAAATTTACATATTTACGGCAAGCATCATTGATAACATTAATAATGCTGGTAACGCCAGCTTCAGTCTGCGGCAATTTGCGGCGCTGATACAGCAGGTCCATGACATTAAGAGTAATGTCATTACGCAGCATATCAAGATACAGCACTTCATCAAAGCTCGTGCCATCAGCCATATAGCCCTGCTGCAAAACATCGTATTCCTCGCCACGGGTAATATATACGTTACCGTTATGGCCTGTAGATTCAGAGCTACCACACACATGGGTTACCTGAGATTCAGACAGGTCGTCTGTTTTTACGCCGGGCAGAGTTTTATACGCCAGCGTAAACGCATCACCGGCAAGACCACGGTTAGCGCCCATCGCGTAGCCCATAGTAGCTGCAACAGCATCGGGAGTATCCGTGTCACCACAATACTGACCAAAGCTGCGACGGTAGTTTTTATCCTGCAAAGCCTTAAAAATGCTCTTTGCATCACCAGATGCGTCAAGTACGCTTTTATCAGCAGTCGTATACATGTAGATGCTGTCAGGTACAGCGCTCTCGCACCAAGCTGCACAGTCTTTGATATCAACATCTTCTGCGCCCAGATAGCTAAACGGCCACCACTGAGAGTTAGCAGCACGGCAAGCCTCCAGCGTAGCAGTTAGATTCGTATCTTCCGTCAGCTTTACGCCTACCGCCAGCTTGCGCGGGCTGGTCGTAGCAGCAAAATAAAGCTGAGCAGCCTTGTATTCCGGAGACGTTTCTACAAACCCGTCAGTCAGCATTTGAGATGCACTGGTATAAATACGTACCCTTTCATTGCCTGGGATAACCTCAGACTTGCCAATAATTAGGCCAAGGTTAAAGCCCTTGCGAGCAGCAGCCTTAGCAGACAGGTTGATAACCACGTCGACAATCGGAGATAGGTCCAATTTATAAGCCAACTAAATCACCCTTTCTTAATAATAATTTCGCCTGGCTCAAGGATAACATCACTCGTACCAGGCTCGTTTGCTTTAATCGTAACGTTGACTTCTTCAATTGCTTTCACAATAGATTCAACGCTGATCAGTACATTAAAATATAAAGTCAAATCGGCACGCTTCCACCAACGCCCCTGAAATAGTTCAGGCGCATATTGGATGGAATCCTTGCCGGGAATAATATAGATTTTTTGTTTTTTGAGCTTCGGCCGGCCACGCAGCAGCTCAAGGCGAATTTGCAAAAGCGATTCATAGCAGGCAGGCCCATAAGCATTCAGGCGTAGCTGGATGGTACGTGTGCTTGCACTCTCACGCAAAAAATCACGTCCTTCAGACTGCCAACGCTCATCAATCGGCTGCATGATGTCCTCGGCCGCCTCGGTACACTGCATAAAGACCATGTTGTCTGTAATCTTCCAGTCGGGACCTCCGTCCGTTGGCCAGGAGCGGCGTACAGGCGGCGGTATTGTCTTAGCATCATGCCCGAGGATGTCCATCAGCTCTGCCCACATTAAAGATTCAAATTCAGCAATATTTTTAACCAACACCGTCACCGTCCAATCGCGTCCCAATACTGCGGTAAAACCCATAATCAATATCAGGGGTAACGGTGAGAATTTTGTAGCGTGCTCCGCGCCATTCAAGCTCATCGCTGATAGCTTCACCATTGGTCGCGTGCAGCTCAATATTCGTCAAAAACTTCATTGCCCCGGCAACGCGGTCACCTTCGGGCAATAACTGCAAATCTTTGGGCTGGGCAACGGTAACAATCGCTGCTACCTGCAGCACAATAGGATTGTCTGCATCCCGACCGTAAGCTCCATCGTGCCAGCTCGCAGCGTAGCGTTTGACAGTAATGCGCTGGCAGCCTAAACGCTTGCTGCGCACCACTCTGCCAACATTAACCACGTCAATCACTCCTTACCACATAAACAATAGCCTTACGCAAGGCACCGGTATCAATCAGCGGATTAGTTTTGCCGCCCTTGCCTTTAGTCTTTTTATCTATGGTTTTCGGGGAGTTAGGCGGCCAGCCATTCTCGGCATCCGTGAACCATTTGCGGCAGATGTTCTGCGCCAGCAGGCCCGTGCGTTTGATAAAAGCATCAGCTTTCGCTCCATCGCCAGTCATAGCAGCCTTTACAGCCTTAGCGTATTCTTCTGCAATCTCACGGTGGTGCTTGGCGATGGCCGGTTCAATAACAGGACGTGGCGGTGCATGCCAAAGCGGCGAGCCGTGTGTCTGGACGTAGAGCTGATAAGCAAGACTGTACTTCATACCCTGATCCATATAGCCCTGCATTTCCTCACGCATGGACTTGCGCCGGATGCCATGAGTATGGATGTACAGCAGGCTCGCATTATTTATAGGCTCATCGCCGCGAGCAGTTTTCTCCTGCGGGATACCAACGTAAAGCTTATTGACACGGTTCAAAGCTTGCACTCTGTCCATAAGCCCCTGTAGCCCGCCGCTGACCGTCCTGTGCGACGTATTGATGCTCACCATACATACATCCCTCCCTTGCCAGCAAAGCGCGCCAGAGTGGCAAACTGCACGCCAAACGCGGTCAACCGGAACGCCGCCCAACCAGCAAGGTCCTGTGAAAGCGCGGACGTATCCATGGAATAAGACACGCCATCAGCAGACTCGCTCGTAACAACACCAGCGGCCTGAGCTGCGGCAAGGATATCAGCAGCAGGTGCACCCGGGTCTGCAGCAGACTGCATGTAAAGGGTGCACATATGGGCGATGAATAGTCCGATGGCCATCCTCCACATCTTGCCATAGCGCTGCTCACTTACACACGCCTGACCAAGCTCTACAAAGCTGTCCAGCACTATTTCCGGCAGCGGCTCAGCAAACTGTGGATAGAATGCCAGGAAGTCCTCCTTGGTGTAGGGAGGATTATCCTGCGTTTTGATATTGCTCGCCTGAGCAATCAGCGGATGGTACATAATGCACCTCCTTATTCGCTTTTATCCTCCGCTTTGCTTTGCTTGGCTTTGGCAACAGCTTCTGCCTCAGCCTTCGGAGTTTTACCATTTACCGGCACAAGGTCGCCAGATTCAACGGCCAGCGCATACAGCGGATCAGTTGCAATCCAATCTGGAGCATCCTCAATTTCCATGCCACCCTTAGTCAAAAAGCGTTCCGCATCAATGCGTTCAGTACCGTCCTGCTTCACAAAGCCAAAGCGTTTTTTAGTTAAAATAACCATTGATTGTCCTCCTCAAATAAAAAAGCCAGACGATAAACGCCTGGCTAGAATATTGCCTAATCAGATACCGATGTGGTATGCGACAGGTTGGTAATACATGAATTTAACCTGGCCGATTTGCGCTGCAAACAAAGTCAGGATAGCGGCACGCTCAACAGACGGTTGAGTATACGCGCGGGTGATAGGCACAGTCAAATCAAAATTGACCATATCCTCGTCGTTGACGTAAACCATCATGAGGTCTTTTTGACCGGTGCCGGCCTTGATGCACCAACGGCAAGGCTCAATGGTGATAGAGCCGCCCTGCTCTTTAGCAATATTGTTCTGCATCAGATACTCCATAATGGAGATGTTGCCAGCGTCGGAAACCTTCTGCATGGTGATGTAAGCATACTGCTTCGGCGGAATCAGAATATGATTCGGCATGCCTTTCATGTCGTACTCGGATGCAGCCCACGCATCCACCAGCGCATTGTTAATGTCATGCAGGATCTCATCCGCGGTTTTAGTGTTCCATGCGGGAGTGCCATTTGCACCATTACCCACAGTGTAGGTAACAACATTCGGGTCATTCAGCAAGCCAGTAGTACCTGCCTCCTTGAAGCCGTTGTAGACATTGAGGTCAAGAGTTTTGTTGTAGTTAAGTTTAACGCCCTTATCCAGCAAATCTTCCAGATTCCGGCCAATCTGCTTCATCTTCGCCTGGTCAATAAACGGTACCTGCATAGCGTGCATCCAGGTGGATACCTTGAACATGTTCTTGCTGGTGTTGACCTGCATTACAGGGATAGTAGTAGCACCGGGAGCAGTGATACTGTTAGCGTTTGCACCGGAAGTAGCATAGTCAACATCAAAAGTAGAAGTGAATTCTACCCAGCCGCCGCCAGTCTTGGCGACAATATCGCGCTGCCAGGTTACGCTGGTCAGCGGTTCGCGCAGCTTAGGATCAACCTTTTCAAGTTCGCCTGTAATATACGCCATGCCAGAGCTGGCAGCAGCATCCCATGCAGAGCCGCGGAATCTTTTACGACCACCATTCTGCATGGCCAAATTACCCAGATTACGCATACCAGCGTCCGGGCTATAAAAGCCAAATTTTCCAGTTGCCATATTATTTATACCTCCTTATATTACGCAGAAGCACGAGTCAGCAGAGTAACTTCGCAGACACGATTCGCATCCATTGCGCCGCTAGTCCAGCGCATATTCGGAATTTCAATGGTGTTAGTGCTGTCAGCAGCAGCTTCAAAACCACCAATTACGCCATTCGCAATAGAAGTATTAGCTTTAACGCGCACGTAAACTTTACCGTTAGCTTTCGGAGTGCCAACATTACATACAACAGTAGCAGCGCCGCGTTCCAGGACAGACATATACTGACCGGGCTGATACTCGGTTTTGTTTTGCTCTGCATAAGACACTGCCTGCTTAACAACACGCAGCGCAATGCCACACACATCAGCAGCAGTAGTTGCAGCACCAACAGCAGTGTAAGTATTATCGTCTTTAATGCAGACAGCGGCACCAAACGGGATAGCTTCGCTTTCCTCGTTTAACAGACGGCTAGCCACGATATCGTCCGGAGTGCGGGCGTAGTTACCGGGATAGCCAAAATTCATAGAGATACCAATTGCTTTACCACTCATATTGTTTTGCCTCCTTAACGATTTTTATAATGGGGATTATATTTTTTTGCAATTTCACGTCCCAGAGCGTAATCATCAGGCTTGCTGTCTTGTGCAGCGGAACGGTGACGCATCTGCATCAGCTTGCCATATTGAGCATCCTGCTGCATAGAGCCTTTGATGAGGATAGCCAGAGAGTCGGCCGCACGTTTGCGCTGTGCCTCATTGGGGATGGCTGCAACAGCAGGCTTCAAGTTTTTAATTAAAGCCATAGCTGCGTCACGTGCTTCCTTAGCATTAGGAGCACACTCGCCCTCAACATCTTCCTCCGGCGCTGCATCCTGCGCATTAATATCTTCCGGCGGCTCGATTACATCATCCTCATCACCGGCAGGAGCAGCAGCAGGTGCTTTGTTTTGGAGCTCTTCCTCCAGCGCGTCCAGAGCGTCCTTTTTAGGTTCAGTAGCAGGCTGCGCAGGATTCAGCTTAGAGCTGATAGCTTCCAGCGCGTCCTCAATTTTCTTGAAACGTGCTTCGGTAGCCTCATCCATTGCTGCAGGTTTATGTTCAGGCTGCGGTACAGCAGCAGGCGCAGGTGTTACAGGAACTGTAGGAGCTGCAGGAGCTGGCGCAGGCTGAGGACGCGGGTCAGCGTCAGAGCTGCCTGCAAGTTTAGCAGCAGCCTCCATGTCCTCCGGTGTAGTAGATTCGTCGCGAGCCAGCGCTCGCAGGATACGTCCAATCAAAGATTTAGACATTTTTATACCTCCTTTTTTATCGTCGGCAGTATCACGGATGGCCACCTTGTGCCCCGCTCTGCCTCTATCAACAACCGCTACATGGTTACCGCGGATTTCCAGCTGGTCATAGCTGGAGTCACTCGTCGGATTCCACAAGCAGTCATAGCCGCAAGATATCTCGCGTTTGCCAGCCTCAATCTTACCGATGAGGTCAGCATCATAAATAACCAAATCGGCGACCAAGCAATTACTTAGGTCGCCATCGCCTCGACGCACATCACGGCATACGCCTTTCATGTAGTGCCCATAGTTATCGGGAGTTACATCTTCTTCCGGATGCTCATCGCATACAGGCTTGCCTTCAAAGCTTGCCACGGCAGCACGGTCAAAGACTTCGGCTTCAGGGCGCTGGACATTATAAATACCATCAGCGACCGGACCGCCGAACTCGCAGCCTCGATACTGCTGTGTACCTGTACGAGCAATCGGAACATCCTTGCAGATTAGGAAGCCTTCCGGCGTTTTGAGGATGTGGTCGGAGATTCGTGAGCCAAAATATGCCTTGCTCATAGCTCACCTCCAGGTAGTAGTTTTCTAAATTGTTTTATGCCCATGCGCTCGATTTTGCCGTTGCGGTACACCTTTGCAGGCCACGCCACCTGGTCAAACCTGATAAGTGGTTCAGGATAGCAGCGACAATTATAAATGTTCCCCGCATGGTAATACCCCTGCGACTTCTCATGGTTGAGTAACTCCGGTGCCGGAGCTTCGCTCCAAGGGATAATCACGCCGTCCATATGAGCGTGAGCAGAACGTACACGAGAGTCCTCGCTCGTCCGCCAGACGTACCAGTCAAGCCCTGCCTCAGCAGCACGCACCTGCGTCAGAGCCGTGCTGGCTTTAGACGTTTCCGTGCGGGCGATAAGCCTTGCATGAGCTTCGGTTATATGCGGGTACTCTTTGAGGATATCGTCTATCATCGCTTCCGGTCGCAAGCCTTGCTCATAACCTTCTGCGACTTTGTGAGCCACCCTGTCAGCCAGCGTGAGCGGCATAGAGCGGATTAATTCAGCGTTGCGACTGATTATACCCTCGTACACTTTTGCGACGCGTGGCGAGGCAAGCTCGCGCTGTAGAGCAGTGCGAATGATTCGCCCCTTGCTGCCCTCAGCCGCTGCAGCACGCCACGTCTTATGCCCATCGCGGAACAGATGCGTGGCCATCGAGCGTGCGATTTGGTCGCAGGCACGAATAAAAGTCGGCGAACGAGCCAGCCGACGCATTATGTCAGCAATAAAAAAAGGACTGGCAACGTGAGATAACTCACGCTTCAGTCCTTGCATCAGGCGGTCAATGGCGCTGGCATAAGAGCGCTCAATGACTCGCGGCATTTTAAATTTTTTCATAATTTATCCAATCATTAGCCCTCTTCCTCTTGCGGTCCCCACTTATAGCTCCATGTTTCCCACCATTTACGTAAAGACTCTTGAGCGAATGGACCGCCGCCAAACCTGCCGTTTTGCACATCTTTGTCTGCCTTGGCAAAAGCTTCCTTAGCACTCATACCATTACGCAAATCGTGTACAATCCAGCTAATGACTATCTGGTGTTTTTCGTCTTTTTCAGCTTGCTCTAAGCCTTTCATAAGTTTAATATTCTGTTCATGCTCCCATTGGGATTCACCCTCACCGCCCTGAATCGTCTCAGCAGCCTGACGGAGCGGAGATTTTATTTCACCATGCTTAAATTCATAATCATCTTGGTCGTTGAGCATAGACTCCATATCATCCAACCATTCCATAACCTTGTCAAAATTTTTGGGATTTTCATCATACCCACGAATGTCATCTTCGTTTTCGACTAAATGCTGACGTACAGATTTCAAGACTTCACGCATATCATTTTCATCTTCACGCGCATCACGGAAAGCATCGGCAGCTTCAAGTGCAGCAATGTTTCCTTGCTCATTGCCCCATTCTTCCATTTTACTGGCAACATGCTGCTCAGAACGACTGTAGCCGTACTTACTACCGCTTTCAGTTCCGCCACCAGCACTGCCACTACCTGAAGTGAACTATCCGTTTTCAGCACGCGGGTGCTTATCTTCTTCCCATTCAGCATCATAAGCACGCAAGCGTTCCAGGTTAAGTTTAGTTTTATCCATGACACTAACCTCCGTAATTTTTAGTGTGTACATATTAACTCTCATGTATAATTATTGCAAGTCATTTATTCAGATTCAGGCGGTTTATTTTGCTGAGGTTCAACACCAACAGCACCAGCAGCCTCGCCACCGCCCATGTCGCCAAACATGCCTCCCATCTCGCCAGGCGGCTCCACAGAGTCAGATGCGCGCTCGATGTCCTCATCGGTGATGTTCGTCCAGACACCGGTGCGCTCGCTCTGCTGCTTCAACTCCTTCAGAGCAGTGCGCTGAGAGATAAGACCAGCATTGTAGGCAGCCACAACATTGTCTGTGCCACACTTGGCAAGGTCGGCGCGCTCTTTGTCGGTAGGCTCTGCAACCGGGTCGAATTCAAAATCAAAGTCATCAGGCAGGCTGCCTAGTGTCGAGATGATGAACGGCGGAAGCACTTTGTTCAAGATAGGACGCAGATAAGACTCCTGCTTCTCAGCTATCATGTCGTAGTAGTTCTGTAGGTCACTCTCGCCTGTAGCATTAAGGCCAGAGGGAGAGCGCCCGAACAGACGCGTCACCGGAATTTCAGCAGCGCCGCTGATGTCCATGATAAACTGCTGATAGCAGTCAGCAAGGCCGCCGAAAGTATACTGGTGTGTTTCCAGACCATCTGCAGCATCCATAACCTGCATGCCCATATTGTTCAGCAGCATGTTCTGCGCTTCCAGCGTTCGCAGCAGCTCAGCCTGCGACTCGTTGTCCGTTGCCGCCAGAAGCTGACCTAAGTCCTGCATTTTAAGCACGCGGATGTTCGCCATGAAGGTCAACTGCGCAATGTTCCAGCTTACATTGTCACGCTTACGCAGCTCATCAAAAATAGGCTCAACGACCGACGCACCCCACTGCATCTCGGCAATTTCCTCCCAAAAAGGTAGTTCGTTACCAGTAAAACGAACTACCCTGCTATGATGAATCTTCACGGAGCCACCACCGGCAGGATCAGTCACAGTGTAATATTTTGGAAAACCGTAATCAGGATCACTAATATCTTCGATGAGTTCGCTGGATGGGTTAACTCCGTTCCAGCGGTCGAAGATAAGCAGCCCTGCGAAATCGCCAGGCATTATCCAGTCAAGCTGCAGCGGTTGGCTAAGGTCGTAGCCTTGGTGTTTGACCAGCATCACACCTAACGCGCCACCGTAGAGCCTGCCCCACTGCATGCCACGCTTAAGCTTGTCAATGAGCTGAGTACGGCGCAAAGTAAGACTGAGCCGCTTCTCTACATCGGGATCCAGACCGCTCGTAATCGTTATCCAATTTTTAAGCATGTCCGCCGGGATAACGTCGATGATACGACGGACAATCCAGCTCTCACGGTAGAGAGCATTTAGAGTGTTGAAATCACGCGACATGCGCTGCAAACTGTACTCCGTGCCTTCCAGCAGGTTCGGAGTGCCTGCGCCCAAACGAGCCAGCACATTACTAAAAGCATCTAAAGCCTTAGCTCGTACTGGCTGCGGCGCCGGCGCTTTGTCCAGGGTGCGCCTGCGTTTTCTTTTAGACATTTGCTATCCTCCTTGGCCTGATGACTGTTGATACATAGTAGCGCACCGCATCAGGCGCATGGTCAGCTACTTTAATAGGCTTCTCCTTGCCGGAATTTTGCAGAGCCTTGTCGTCCCAACAATAGGACTGCATCTCCTTCAGCGTGTGCACTAAACCACAATAAAAATGGATGCGGCGACGGGTTAGCAGCGTGTTCACCTTGCGGATGCCCTCAATGACATCATTGTCGGCGTTGATTGTTTCCACCGTCTCCTTCGCACGCAAGCCACGGTTACGCAGCTCAATTTTAAAGCTTGCTGCAGATGGATCTATTACCACATTTGTCGGCCACAGCTCCACGCCACGCACGAACTCAAGCAGGTCGTCGGCGTATTGGCTGTTATCCTTCTCCTTTTCCTCGGCGCGGCTGTCCCAATAATACTCGCGGATGAACCACAGGTCGCGCCCATCATCGAGCACGTCCAGATACACCATCGGGTTCACGGTGCCATAGTCAATCGTGATAGAGCGCTTCATGATGTGCAGATTTTTGAGCAAATACTCCAGCTGGTCATCACCAAAAAGCAGCTCATCACTCCACGCATCACGATAGATAGCCCCCTGCGCCATTACCCACTCGCCTAAAATAAAGCGTCGGTAGAACACACTGGAATACATTGTCCGGTAACGTTCACGCACCTCGTCGGATAGCGACGGATTGTCGTCCATCAAGAAGTGGATATGCAGCAAGCGCTTCTCGTCGCACTTCTCAATCCAGCGCAACAGGAACCAGTGCATCGGGCTGTCCGGGTTGCAGTTAAACCACAGCTTAGCGCCCGGCACAGAGCAGCGGCCGGATGCCTGATTTACAAATGATTCAGGCATGAGCGCAACCTCATCGCAAAACAGACCAGCCAAAGTAATACCTTGAATAAGGTCCTGCGAGGACTCGTCGCGGCCGCCGAACACGTAAAAGTAATTCAGCCTTATCGTGCTGCCTTGCTTGCGAGCCAGCACGATAAGGTTCTCCGTGCGTGATTCTTCCACCTGATAGCCACGCACCAGCAGTACAGGCTTGAGCCATTTCCAGACGTTACGCCTGAAGCTGCCTACGGTTTTGCCGCACATGGCAAAGTTCTGGCCATCGTAGGTATCCATAGCCCAAATAACAAAGCTGACGGCCATCGCAACTGTTTTGCCAGCACGGATGGAGCCGTCAGCTATAATGCCATTGTAATCGTGATAGGGAGATTCATCACACCACCACGTCAAGATTTTCATTTGTTTTTTACTAAACTCATAGAACTTAATAACAGGTTTGATAATACTGCGCAGCCTGCCAACGATGCCCATTATTTCCACACATCCTTTGCACTGCGTTTGATTGCATCGGTAAAGCCATCGTCCTCATATTGAGACTGCTCTTCGGCATCCTTAAGAATTTTCTGCCCTGCAGTGTCACGTAGGAACGTCGCTGCCTTGGTATTGCCCTGCATGGCAAGAACCACCTGACCTAACAGCACGGCTTGCTCAACGGTTACGTTAATCTTCCCATTCAGCAGGTTAATCTTCCCATTCAGCAGGTTAATCTTGCCGTTCGGCCCCATCAGGTCACCCAGGCACTCAACATTCTTCAGCTCGCCACGTTTGAGTGGCATCTGCAGCAGGTCGTCAAGCACCTCGCGCATGGCACGCTTGCGGCGCCGGGCTTCACCAGACGCACGACCACCTGCAGCACCTCTTTCTCTTGCTTCGCTCTTGCTTCGGCAAGGATTGAGGTTCTGTTCATTAGCCACCGATTACCTCGGCCTTTCTGCCGGTCAGAGCCTCCCAACGCTTAACGATGACATCGCAGTACACAGGATCAAGCTCCATGCTGTAGCATTGGCGGTTGATTTGTTCACAGGCAATGAGCGTGGAGCCGGAGCCACCAAACAAATCAAGAACGGCATCACCTTGCTGGCAGCTATTCTTGATGCACTTAGCACAGAGGGCAATCGGCTTCATGGTGGGATGCTCAGCGTTGCGCATGGGCTTGTCAACATGGATTACGCTATTAACTTCTTCCGTGTCCACAGTCTCCACGTTGTCGGCACGCAGACAGACGGTCTTTAGCCCGATGTTGATGTGGATGAGCTGATGCCCATCGGCATCGTAGCCAACCTCCACCGGATAGTTGTCCGGGATAACCGTCGACAGCTTGCGACCGCCAAAAAAGCGGTGCTTTGCTCCAGGCTTCCAGCCATAAAGGATAGGCTCATGCTGCCATTGATAGTCCTGCCTTCCCAGTGTAAACGTGTTCTTGCACCAGACAAGGTCCTGCTTCAGCAGCAGACCGGCATCAACAATAGCCTGCCGGAATTCGACCGCACTGCGACTAGCGTAGCACACGTAAAAGGACGCGCCGGGCTTCATCGCGGCAAAGTAATTATCAAACACTGCATCTAAAAAGTTTTTGAATTCAGCCTCACTCATGGAATCGTTTTTAATGGTGAGCTTGTCTTTCGTTCCGCCTTGGTAAGCGACATTGTAGGGAGGATCGGTAAACACCATGTCAACCATTTGCCCCCCCAATAAACGTGCTACATCAGTACGATTTGTTGAATCGCCACATAATAAGCGATGGTTTCCAAGCTGATAAAGAGTACCAGGAGTCGTGATGGTGTTCTGCTTGGCAGCCTCGTGCGCTGCATCCACATCAAAAGCATCCTCCTCCGGTTCAGGCTCCGGCATGTCAAACCCGAAATCGCCCATGTCGATACCTTTGATGTCAAGCAGCTCGCTGTTGAGCATATCCATGTCCCAGCTTGCAAACTCGGCGGTTTTATTATCCGCCAGCCGGAACGCCTTAATCTGCTCGGGAGTAAGGTCATCAGCCATCACGCACGGCACAGTCTTCATCTTAAGTCGTTTAGCAGCACGCAGACGCGTGTGCCCACACACGATAACATTATTCTTGTCGATAACAATAGGCTGCTTCCAGCCGAACTCCTTCAGTGATTCCATAACCGGCTTCACAGCTTTGTCATTACGCCGTGGATTGTTTTTATACGGGATCACATCGCCGATAGGCATATCAATGATTTTCATAATTGCCTCCTGAAACAGAAAAACCCCGAGCCGTTAAGCTCGAGGTTTACGTTAGTGATTTTTTCGATATTAAGTTATTCTGGTTGCTTGTAGCTACCAATCCAGTCGCTAAGTATTTTTGATGCTTCATCATGACTCAAATCAAATTCACGCATGAGATACGGAGCAGCACCGAACATATTCGTTACGCCAGACTGACGCAGCTCTTCTAAATAATCGTAATAAATCTGTTTTTCCATAACATAATCACAACCTTTCGTTTGATTGTTGTTATGTTAACTCTAATATCTAAAACATTCAAGTCATTTATTTAACATTAACGGTCTTTTCTAAATTTGCATCTTAACGAGCCATCTTCAATACCATCAGGCTTGCTGGTTGCCCATTGATCATCACCATCGCTCAATGGATACTTGTCACAGATGCAACGGCTATAAGCAGCCGTTCCAGGCTTACCTGAATAAATGCACTCCTTACACTGCTCGTATCCAGCATTATTAGTATTATCACTCAACAATTCGTCTGCATGACGTTCATATAATCCCATGATTTTCACCTACACTTTCTGCATATTAGAACCAACAACCTCAAGATCAATAAAGAAACCGCCGTCAGGATTTTCTTCTATTTTCGCAACCCGAAACTGCGTGCCGCGCTGCAAAATCATTTCATTTTCTTTTTTGAAAGCAGAAAAATTCGGAGCATAAGCCATTTTAGTTCCTGCTGGAGCATAAATGTTAAACATAATAGGTTTATCATCAAAACCTGTACCTTTTGCGGCACCGCAAGACATGAAACCATGCTCTGTGACTTTTGTACCTAAAATTTCAGCTTTCAGCTCATCAAGAGAGTAATCTTTTAGTGGCTTACTAAGATTCAAAAACTTATCCATGCCTTTATAATTACAACCGCGCTGCAACCAAACATCCTCATCAAAAGCACTACGGTCAATGTAGTTGGTCATATTTGTGATTAGGTCTCTAGCTTCGCCAGGTTTTAAATTACCATAACCATTACTACCAATATTCTCAAAGTCAATACTCCCTACACCTTTATACTTGCCAGTTCCATATTCAATCCCACGCAGTGGTTCATTGAACTTAGAATACGATGATGTATATTCTCTAATAGCTTCTCGCTCTTCTGGTTTAGCATTAGCCCAAACAGAGAGAGCCTGAGCATCAAATTTCTTCTTGGATTCCTCCATAGATTCGCACCATACAGCATTATCCAAATGCGCCTTTGTGTAATTGGATTTACGGAACGGATAATTTCCCCCTTGATATGACTGCACGGACGCCTCAGTAAAGACAGCAGCTGCTTTTTGCATCAGCGTTTCTTTAAGTTTCTTGACCTTAGCCTCAGATTTCCAATCAATATTAAGTGCGTCTTCTAATATATCAAGAGCTTCGTCAAGTTCTTCTTCAGAACCAATGTCCGAAATTTCATTAGGGGACGCACTCATTAATTTTTTGCCTGCATGTAGCAAAGATTCCTCACTTAGCTGATCGTTTTCCTTTAAAACCTTATCGAGGAAAGGATTAAGAATGGCCTTTTCTTTATAAGTTGTTTTCGGCGCTGCATATTCTCCAGAAAAACCTTCTTGAGCACTAAAATTGCTGCCGAATTTTTTTCTTATTAAACTTACTGCCAGCACCACCGTCAATATTTTTGTCACCATCAAGGTGTACCTTGGCTCCATTGATGGTACGCCAATTTTCAGGATTCGGGTCTTTCGGATAATCTTCATCCAAAATTCTCGCAGCAAGAATTAAAGGTCTTATAAGCATGTTAACTCACTCCATCAATAATTGCAAGTCATTTATTGGTGCCCGGATTACCGCTGAGGATTTGATGTCAGAAAGGGATGTCCCGTCCCTTAGGTTACGGCTTCCGGGCATAAAAAAAGCGCCCGGCTAAAAGCCAGACGCTAAATAAACAGGTGCTGCCGGCGGGATACGAACTCACGCACGGAGATTATCCGCCTACCGCTTATGAAAAGCGGCCTCTTCAGCCAGCTTGAGTACGACAGCATAAAAATAAAAGAAGCATCGAATTTTATCGACACTTCTCCACGATTTTTATTATACCATAAAAATCACCGCTTTTTCTCACGTCTTTGTGAACTCTTTGTGAATTTTAAAGAATAAGACCGCCCACCATCCGATGAGCGGTCATTGAATTATTTTGCATTAAACACTACGCTATAACCAGCCTGGCGCTGCAGCTCATCCATAGCTGCCTGCTGCGACGGCGTAAATCCTTGGTCAACAACTTCCAGACGTTCGCGGAATGTCTCAGCGAAGAACTTCAGACGCTGGTCCTTGCGCTGCAGACCACCGAAATCATTCCAGAGGATATCAATCGCAACAGCCAGCACACGATAGATAGCCTACTCGGACATAGCCTGGCACATGCGCTCGTATTTAAATCCTGCCACCGGCGCAGGATTGCGGCGCTTAAGTTTACGTTTACTGCTCATCAAGGTCACTCCTTCACTTGTGCAAGCCATTCCTTGTGCTTCTTGACCATGTACAACATAATCAGACCATAGACCACCATGTCGCGCAAGGATTCTTCCGTTTTGTCAGCAATACCATGGTCATAGAGAAAAGCGATATGCTTATTCAGATATCCCTTAGCCACATCATACATCATATCGTAACCGCCATCGTGATGCTCCAGCAATGCACCGGTGCGGAAGTTTGACAACGGATCAGCACCAGCAGAATACTGCTGCTGTTTTTCTTCGAATAAATCAGCTACGCGTTCAAGCCCGTCATAAATAAACGATGTAAATTCTTCAGATTCAGTCATAGTTTACCTCCACTCAACAATGATAAACTTTTTCTAATCCCTTATCAGTAACAACTGTAATGCTAATAGGGAACCCCGACTCGTCAACCGTCATCGGCTTAAATCTCATGCCTTTAATAGCCAAATTCGTTTTATGGTTTTGTTCACACTGTTTACATGCAAATTTTTCAGCATAGTCTGTGTGACAAATTTCACATGTATAAAGTTTTTTCTCTTTCATTGTTCCTTTACAACCTCCACACCGCCACGCAGCAAAGCAAGAAAAATACGCATCTGCATGGGCTGATTAGTGATACTTGACCAATGGCAGCACTGGCTTGGACGGTACTCCAAATCATCAGCGCTGAAACGGTACTGTGCCGGATATGCTCTACCATGTTTAGGCTTGAGCTTAAACTCCTTGCCAACAGGGATATGCAATTTTTCAGCAATCACAGGATACAGACTAATCATAATATTTGTGTCACCTCTTCCCTGCAACTCAACCACACCGCTTCATCAGCGTGTATTTTCTCTTTGACGAAATTCACAGCACGCACTTTAGCTTCTAGCTCGGTTGTGCCATGAATAGTTATCTTTGCGATAACCTCGACTTCATAGAGTTTCATTTTCTTCAATCTCCTCCAGTCTTTCACCGATAGCACGTGCCACATTAACAGTAACGCCGTTTCCAGCTTGCTTATACAGTTGGGTGTCGCTTATGCCTGCTGCCCTTGCCTTGTCAAAATATTCATCCGGGAAGCCTTGTAAACGCCAGCACTCACGCGGAGTTAATCTGCGGATACGTATATTTTTATCAAGCAGCGCTACGCCGTGTCTGCCCTGCGCGGTCAAAGTAAAACTAGGCTCGCCCGGCTCTTTTATTCTACGTCCATTTTGGCGTTTCTCTGCACGGTCCGGTGTTGACACCGGGGCTACTAATACGCCATTACTGCAATCCGCTGTTTGGTCTCCGCAATGTTTCGACGTTAAGGCATTGGCAATTTCCACCGGCTCCATACGTCCCTTTTCTCTGCTTTTCTCGCCACGTTCAGTATAGCGGAAACGCACAGTATACAATCCTGTCTTAGTACCACCGCCACCACCAACAGCAGCAAGTGTCCGGCTTAATCCTTCGGGGTCATATATTCTGTCAGCCATGCTCAGCCCCCCCGTTATTTCCTTGAGTTTGCAAGGATTCTCGCCGTCTGTTCGTCTGAGAGGAAATATTTCTCGTCCACGGATGTTTCCAAGATAGCAGACAATGAACACGCGCTCCCTGTTTTGGGGAACGCCGTAGTCTTTGCTGTTGAGAGTGTCCCATTGGAGAGAATACC